CCTCTTTTAAAAGACCTACTAACTGGTCTATTGATATGATTGCAGAACTAAACTTGTTTCGATAACTAAACATTTCATGCATGTCTGATATCGGTAGACCTGCATAACGTATGTCTGCACCAATGAAATCTTGCCTGTTATGTATTGACATATATGTACATATCATACCAAAGGGCAGTCCACTGTCGGTGACATCTGGTGGTACGAATACCTCCAGACCCAACTCTTCCTGTATACGAGTATTGGTAAGGATGTTTAAGGCACAACCGCCAGAAAGAACCAGACGTTTGCCATTACGACAGATCTTATCCCACACCTCTGGTTCTTGTAAATATTGTAGAACGTTCTCTTCGTGTTGGTGTTGAATACCCGCAGCAATGTCACACTCTTCTTCCCATGTGGACTGAAAAGGACTGACAAACAAGTTATAATGATTAACCTCTTCTGGGGTTTCATTCTGATTCTCAGCTATCCATTCTTTGCCGTTTACATTTTCCTTACCGGTACGCATGACACCGTCTGACGCCATATTAGATGATGATAAGCTGTACACACTTCGATACCAGATCCATGCTGGGTTGACCATGTTGGTTGTTTCTTCATCTTCATTAATCAAACCTCTACCTAGGAATGCATGGTAACTATCACGATTTCCATACGCAGACATTCCCATGACTTTACCTGCCATGTCTAGAGTTGAATCGGTCTTACTGACCATGTTTTGACAACCTAGTCCAGCGGCTAAGTTATAGTTGCGACCAAAGTAATATGGCCACGGTTGGGGTGCTTCGTCCCTATCGTAGTTACCGCATTTCATGGGCGTGAGAACCCAAGGTTGACAATCCCACATATGGGTGTGACCATCATCTCCACCTGCATCAAAGGTTAACGCAGTACAGGACTTTCCTACCCAAGGGGACTGTGCATATGCACCCCACGCATGAGCGCGATGGTGACGTTTGTGCATCTCGATGTTACGTACGTTGAAGATACTTTGGACGATTTCAGGGTCAAGTGAAAGATTGTCATCCCTACAATAATCTTCATGTCCAGCGAATGAACCGATTATGAATGCATCATAGTCGTTCTTCATACCCAAAGTCTTTTCAGAGATCTCTAAAACGGTCTCTAGTATCTCTCTTTGTTCTTCTTTTCTTGCATGTCCCCTATAGTGTTTTATTCCTGTTAACTTCTCAATCTCTATTATGTGAAACGTTCTTGTCTGGTCGTTGTACAAACATATTGAGGAATCGTGACCCCAATAAGCAGCGGCCAAGTTAGCCATCAGGTTCTCCTAGATGTTTTGCATGGATTTTACATCCTATAAAGGAATTGTAATAATCATCACTCAACAAGACATCTTTCTCGAACTGAATCTTTGCTTCGTAATAAGAACAATCTCCCTTCGTCTTACACAGACGTAGGATCTCTCGATGATATTTGTCGCCACCATGATGTTCTACTAGTGTCTTCAATGCATCATTACTACCATAGTACTCACGCCAGTCAGACTGTTTGGTAACCTTACGTTTCCGTTTGGTTCCTTTGAGAGGGGGTAATCTGCGAGTAGACCAGAAGAACTTCTTCCCGATATATTTCTTACCATCAGGATCAGTGATACAATAGACAAACCCGACAAAGTCTTTTAGAAAGTCTTCATCGGGTTCAAAGGGCAGGTTTTCAAATAACCAATTAATCTTCCCACTCCTCCTGAGAAGGTGTACCACACATAGGACAGTGGGTAGGCTTCTCTTCGGAGTTTTTAACTATTAGTGTGGTGGAGGCATCACAGACCCCACACACCATTTCGTATTCGTATTCCATATGTACATCCTCATGCGGTAGCGACCTCGTTCCAACCCCAGTCGCCTTCCATTCCGTTGACCGAGTATTCAGTCACCCTTTTCTCAAAGAAGTTGTCATGTGACGCACCGTTCAACACCCAATCCAACCAAGGTAATGGGTTATCCTTCTGACGGAACTTAGGTTTCAATCCCAGCTGAAGTAAACGTCTGTCAGCGATATGACGAATGTACTTTCGTACTTCTTCTTTGGTGAGACCCTGAACGTCATTACCCTTAAATGCGAGTGCAATGAACTTATCCTCAAGATCTACTGCTTGTTTTGCCATAGTATATATCTTAGACTTTAACTCGTCATTTACGATACGTGGATGTTCGTCACAGAACTCACGGAATAGTTTTGCATTACCTTGCACGTGAATAGTCTCATCGCGAATAGACCACTCAACAATTGTACCCATACCTTTCATCTTACCGAAACGTTGGAAGTTCAACAACATTACGAACGATGCAAACAATGACATACCCTCGTTAAATACTGACTGTGCAAGAGATAATGCCAGTCCAGTCTGAGTACTACTGTCTCCATCCTTCATGAAGTCGATCTTATCCGCCATCTCTTTGTACTCAAGAAACGCATGATACTCCTCATCTGCAAGACCCAGTGTATCATTCAACAATGCATATGCACGTTGGTGTACACCCTCACGGTTCGCAAACGAAGATAACATGTTACGTACTTCATTATTCTTAAACTTAGGTATCAAGAGTTCATGATAATTCTCTCCTACCTGTACATCTGATTGGGTAAATAACCGAAGAACCTGAGTAACAAACTCTTTCTCTTCTTCTGTCAATTTAGTTTTCCAATCTTGAACGTCTTCACTGAGTTCTGCTTCATCCTCTACCCAGTGTACCTCTTCGTGTTTCTTTGTCAGTTCAACTGCCCAAGGATACATGAAAGGTTTGTACGTTTTACTAAACTCTAGTAACATCTATTCTGCCTCTATTAATTGGTTGTAGTTCCATAGGTATATCCGTATTCTTTTGGACTCCATATGAAGTCCGAACCGATTGTACGTTGATATTCGTAATCCAGATCTTCCAATAGAGAGATTATCTCCACACATTTTTTGGTTGATTCTGGATCATCGGCGTTTATTTCCGTAGTGATGACAGGACGCCACCGTTTTATTGTTTCCATTGCACCCCTGAGTACTTCAAGTTCGAGACCCTCAACATCTATCTTGATGAAGTCAACGTTCTCAAACTCAAATGAGTCCAACGCTCTAACCTGACATTTAAGGATTCTTTCGTACTTACCAACACCAGCATAAATGTCTAAGTTTCTATAATGAGAAGAATGTCCTGTCCAGCTGGGGGTGAAGTAAATATCCACCTCACCCTCTTTTTCTCCTAATCCATAGGGGAAGACTTCAACGTTATTATTTTCAAAACGATTAACGTTTTCAATAAGACAATCTCTGACCGGTGTTACGACCTCAAACGACTTAACTTCATCGTATCTCTCACTCATAAACTCACTCACAAAACCATAACATGCACCAACATCAATGGCAACCCTTTTCTTCGTTTCATTGCCTTCGAGGAATCTATTTAGTTTTCTAAGATAGTTACTGTCCCAAGTGGATCTACCGTAAACGAAGTCGAGTATAGATCCCGACCTTTCTTCATTCAGTATCGTCCATCCGCGTACTTTCTTTTTACCACCGAAGTAATTATCCCTCACAAGCCCGGCACTCCTCTCCTTCTTCTGATTGCAGGGTACCTCCAGATAACCACTTCATTAAGTCATCATACCCACCTATGTACTCGCCTTCCACGTATATCTGTGGTACAGTCTTTACATCTCTACGTCCAGTGATCTCTGCGGCAGTCTTACCTGCATCTTCGATATCAATGGAATCGTATGGAATGCCTCTCAGTTTCAACTCTTCTTTTGCGAGTTGACAGAACGGACAGTTCTTCTTGGTGTACACCAGAGTACGTCTGTCATCCTGTAGGGCAACACGTTCTACCTTCTCTGATACATTCTCTGCACGTGCCTTTGCTTCTGTACGTAGGTAGTATAGACCCTTGAGTCCTTCTCTCCACGCCTTTAGATGAACTTGGTTTACGTACGTCTTATCAGATCCTGAAGGGAAGAATACGTTAACAGACTGACCTTGACATATGAAAGGTTGTCGATCTGCTGCGTGGGTTATTACCCAGTTCTGATCGAGTTCTTGTGCAGTCTTGTAGATTGCTTTCTCACCTTCAGTGAGGAATGGTAGGTGTTGTACCGATCCTTTGTTGGTGATAATAGAAGTCCAGTTAGAGTCTGTGTCCTCTCCTTTAGTCTTCAACAGATCCACCAAGTATGCATTCTTTACTAAGAACGAACCTGCACGTGTGCGGTGTGTGTATGCACATGCCTTCAGGGGTTCAATAGAGGGACTGGTAGAGAGGATTACTCCACTGGATGCATTAGGTGCAATTGCTAACAGGTGAGAGTTTCTTCGACCAGATCCGATTCCGTCTGGATACTCACCTTTCTCCACTGCGAGTCTTTCAGTCTCTGCCACTGCTGCTTCGTTAATATGGTTGAACACAACGTGATTGATCTCTCTGGCTTTGTCTGATTCCCACGCCACCCCGTGTTTCTGTAGTAGACTGTGGAAACCCATGGCACCAAGTCCAATAGATCTTTCTCTTTCAGCAGAGTATTTTGCACGTGCAATTGAGTCGGGTGCGTGTTCGATGAAATAGTCAAGGACATTATCAAGCATACGAACAAGGTCTTCGACAATCGTAGTGTCTTTCCACTCATCATAGTATTCCAAATTAAGAGACGACAAACAACATACCGCAGTGCGATCAGGGGACGTGGGTAGATGGATCTCGTTACAGAGATTACTACCATTGATCTTCAATCCCAGATCTTTTAAGGGTTGGGGTAGATACCTGTTTGCGGTGTCAATAAAGTTTAAGTAAGGTTCACCTGTACGGAATCGTGTCTCAAGGATACGTTCCCATAACTTACGTGCATCCACGGTATCCTTTACACTGGCATCCTTGGGGTCACGTAGATTGAACGGAAGACCCATCGTCACACACTCCATGAACTCATCGGTGATATTGATGGCGTTGTGTAGGTTGAGTGCCTTGCGTTGTACGTCACCCGTAGGTATACGCATGTTCAAGAACTCAATGATATCAGGGTGGTGGATATCCATGTATGCAGCATAAGAACCCTTACGAGTCTTACCCTGTCGGTATGCAATCATATCTGCATCTACGGTGTGTAGGAATGGCATAGGGCCAGGCGCAACATCAGATACTGTACGTACGTCACTCCAGTGTCCACCGACACCACCACCGAACACAGATAACCATCGTAGTTCTGCGGTATGATCGATTAACCCTTCTAGAGTGTCTGGAACATATGTTAGAAAACAAGATATGGGTAGACCTTTACTCTTACCCTTTCCGTTACCATTAGGCGCATTAGACAACACCGGTGACGCAAACATAAAGTACTTCTTAGATACATAATCATATAGACGTTGTGCGAGAGCTTCATCTCCGCCTGACCATGCAATTGCTGCACGTCTATAACCTTCTTGGGGGGACTTCTCGTTATCGTTTAGGTAGAAGTCCTTTAGCATTCCCACTGCGTAATCTTGAAGGACGGAGTCGCGGGATTTATCAATCTTAACTGACATAGGTTTGTCTCGGTGTAGTTTTAATAACGTTAATATGAAGGTACAGTATACACTGTACTTAGTCTTTTGTCAACTGTTCCGAGGACAATTCTTCATTCTTTTCCAACCAATCTTCGCTATCAGTATCTTCGTCTTCTTGTGTTGCTTTGCGATAATAGAGAATGATTTCTTTTTGTTCAAGGATGTACCTACGAATCTCTTGTAGGTTGAACGCCATGTTCTCATAACCTTGTGGAGTCAATCCAAACAGGACGAACGATCCGGACTGTAACTTTTCAAGTTCAGCGATCTGTTCTTCCTTGTTCTTCTCCGTGATTACAAAGAACTGCACATCCTCTAGATTGATGGCCTGTGGAAGAGGCGGTTGGTAAATCTCTAAAGTTTTGTACTCTGTTACAGTCTTAATGACAGGTTCCGGAATAATGGGGGCAGTATTCCATGACGGTAGACCTGCACAACCTGTCATTAATACTAGTAGTGATACCGTAAGGATCTTAGTTAATGTCTGCATTCTCAATCTCCTTACTGTCAGTTTCTATAGAACGAAATACTTGTGCGGTACCTTTGTTTATACGGGGTTCAATCAGACCGGGCTTGACTCGTGCGAGTCGGGTCATGTCATGACGTTTGAAGATACCGAGGTACTCATCACGTTCTTTCTTGAGTTGGTTGGACTTCTCAGTCAACTCTCCTACTGCCTTGAGTTGATTCTGTAAGTTGTTTTCTGCTCGTTCTCTAGACTTCTTTTCAGTCTCCAGTGCTTGTTCCATCTGCATCTGGTTTGTTTTGAGAATAGCATTATTGGATTCTAACTGGGCGATTGCTTTCTCGGCTTTCCCGAGAGTCACTGTGTGGTATCCCCATCCTGCGCCCGCAAGTAGAATAATGAGGGGTAACATCTTTAACATTCCAAACATCATTTGACCTTTTTTATTTGATAATTAAATGGGTGTTGAGTATTCATTTCAAACGCCTCACCTGAACTCAGTACTCCCTTGAGACACTTTGAGTTAATCTTATCTATACGTTTAAAAGAGTACTCTGCCTTAGATGACTCATCCCGCCAGATAAAAACTTCCCACTCATTAGTAAAAAGTTTGACTATAGGACTAGCAATCGAATGTAAACTTGAGGAGACAATCCTTAATAATCCTTGCCATATTTTCTTCATTTTCTTCGCGTTCCTTATAATATTCATACATTTGTGTTCTATGACGAGGAGGTAACTGGTGGAACTCTATCCACTCCTCTGGTTTCATGAACTTCTTTGCAGGGTAACTTACTTCAAGACCGATTTCAAAGTACGGTTGATCCGTGATCAGGTCAATCTTCTCTTCGAGGTTGCCAGATACAGCAACGCACCCCGTCATTATCAGAGATAATATCAGGAGTGCGTACGTCTTCACTTGTTCCTACGAACCCTTTTCCCTGCAACTTCGATATAGTTACGGGTAAGTGGTTTAGTCTTACGTTTCTTCTTAGGCATCATGTCTGCTGTGTCATGAGGTATACCCGCATCTGCTGCGGTCATCGCATCTTCATACATCTGTTTAAAGGTTTTCATTTCCTTAAAACACCAAACACAACGCGATACCGATCAGTACACCAATACCTTTGTGTACCCACGTCATCTCGTATTCGGTCATGTTGTAGTGAGTCTGGAGACGCCATTGGCGATCTTCGTGCCACAATTTGATTTTCTTTAGAATGTTCATCGGGTTATTTCTCCTAGAGTAATATACAATGAGTGTCCTGTATTTATGTGTTCGACACAATAGATTCTGTGTCCTAGTACACTTCCTACAGGGAAACAACCATCTTTTACTCTTATTGTGTCGTTTCTTTTTGCGATTTCTGAACACATCATGATGTCCAGTTTGTTTTCATTAAGACGATAGACACCTTGACCTAACTCTCCATCATCGTTAATATACCACTTGGAATCTTCTTCAAGTAATTCAAAATCCAAATCAGAGTTTGCAATGATTTTGTCAATAGACTTATCACTCATACCGTACGTTTCCTTGATCAGAAACAATGCAGCTGCATAGGATGCGAGTTTACTCCCACCGCCAGGCACCTTGTTCAGTAGACGTTTGACATTGAATACCAATCGCATGAACGTACTGTACGCATCTTTCTCTTCTGTAGATGACACTTTCTTTGACTTCTGACGCACACCATTCTTATCGATCAAACCTAGTTTGAACGCATCAGTGTCTTCCCAAGGTGTGGTTAACATCTTGATGAATCGAAATGTGTAGTAGAGATCACCTGCTCTTGATGCTAGTGACATTATATTTTCCTCAGTTCTTCAACGATCCTAGGATCCATTGGGGTACTAGCATATTTAGTGTTTTCAATATGTCTAAGATAGATCAAAAAGGGTTTTATTATTGACCAGTCACTCTCACTAGGGATCTTGAACTCTAACATCCGAAGACCCGCCTCCACTCCAAAGACGTTGAAGATAACAATGAGGTGGTTGAGTAGGAGATTGACAGGGGGACTACCGTTATCATTGTAACGGGTAATGAGACGTTTAATGTATTTAAAACGTTTTAAATCTTCATAGAACTCTTCTGCATCCACACATCGTGGGCTGTAATAGTTCCGTATTGCGAATAACTCAAAGGTAGAGTCTTGTAGTTCATCAAACAAATGCATAAAAAAGGTTCCAAATAGATTATCTTGTGTATCTATTTAGTTGGATCTTTTATCTCGGATATCTTTCACCGCAGCTTTGATTGCATCTTCTGCAAGTACTGAACAGTGTATCTTTACGGGTGGTAGACAGAGTTCTTCTGCGATCTCTGTGTTCTTAATTAGTTCCGCATCATCTAGGTGTTTGCCTTTGACCCACTCTGTCAACAGAGAACTGGACGCAATTGCAGATCCACAACCGTAGGTCTTAAACTTTGCATCTTCAATGATACCGTCATCACTGACCTTTATTTGCAGACGCATAACGTCACCGCAGGCAGGTGCACCTACCATACCTGTACCTACGTCCTCACTCTCATCGTCCATGCGACCAACGTTACGTGGGTTCTCGTAGTGATCTATTACTTTCTCTGAGTACGCCATTAACTGAGTTTCCTTTGAATCCATTTGAATAGTGCGTAGATACTTAGACCGTAGAAGGCCAATACACTCATGGGTAATGCGATATAGATGAGTTCCCACGGAGACAAGAACAATATTTCCCATGTGAACTGTGCTACTGCTTCTGCGTCACCCAGTTCTGCAACATCATCGAACTCACATTCGTCCATTGGTCTAATCCGCTAGTGGGTTATCGAGTACTTGTTGTATTTTCTTGGTGAGTCTGTCTTCGAGGGCTTCGATTTGTAGTCGAGTATCGTTTTGTAGGGACTCTCGTTTCGTGTCAAACTTCTCATTCGCACGGTCTATCTGACCTTCCACCTTTTCATTCATGTCCCTTACAGTGGTCGAGAATCGGTCTACACGCCTTTCCATGCGGTTAAAATCGTCTCTTAGGTCATTCTTGATTGATCGAGAGTAGTCGATTGCCTCATCGAGTTTGACTTCGATCACTTCGTTACGTGCTTTGATATCACCTACGTCAATGTTCTGAACAATTTCTTTCATGTCCATATAGTCTTTGTAGAACTCAAAACCAGCCCACGATGCTCCACCTAGTGTAGACAGTGCGGTAAATGCAATCGCCATCATACCACCCTGAAACTTTATTCCGGCAATTTCTATTTCTGCCATTTTTGACCTTCCTAGTTATCTTCACTTTCTGCGAACTTGAGGTTTCTTAGATTATAGACCTCTTGTTCTAGTTTGCGGATCTCTAGTTCCCTTGCTTTCAACTCCAATTGATACAACTTATTGCAATCTAACCTCGTCTTGGGCGCCCCAAGAGGAATGGTTATCTTTGCATATACACCAACGTCTCTCACGAATCCGTTGGGATCGTATCCGTCAGGATCTACCCCAACGTTCTGTTGATTAAAGTTCTGTCCATATGGATCGTTTTGGTTTAACACACCTACCACACCAAACTCAACATTAGTCGCAGAACCAATAGCCTGTGAACACTCAAATTGCCCTGCCCGAACTCTGTCGGACTGATAACTCTGTGATGAACTAGGTAACGCCATATTGATTGAGTTTGATTGCGCCCAAACGGGTACACTAGTTATCATCAAAAGTATCATTACTAAAATACTTCTCATTTTCTTCTCACTTTATCTTCGAACAGATTCTCGAATATAACATAGGTTTTGTTGATTTGTTCTGAAGGGGTCTAGACTTAGAACACACATAAACCACACGGTCTTTATCTTTGGCCCTTATGTATATATCTATCTTCTTTTGCTTCTGAAATCCTACCCGAACTGTGTTTTTTGCGACACTATTAGTGGTAATCGCAAACGGAACGTCTGTCCAGTCTTCTTCGTGTACCGATAATTGGTAGTATAAGATATCGTTACGACTGTTGAATAGTCTCATCTCTGCCTTGTAAACCGCAGGGATATGAGATAGTGTCAACTTGGGATAGGTAGGAGTCCACTCGTGGGCACTTGCGTACCCACTCGTGGTTGTAAACATTATTAAAACAAATGCACGTGTTAATCTATTCATCATTATATCTCTCATTTAAACTCTAATATCGAAAAGTAATCCTTTACGTCTGTACTTATATCCGTATTTCAACATTAAAAAACGTGCACGATTCTTACAGGGCAATACACTCGGCAATCACAGCAGACTGGTATTGTCCGCCAGGATATGCACGACCTACACCGTATATAGCCTCAGAATCAATCTTGAACCATGTAGATCCAGCAACGGTGAGATTGATCTCAGTTACGTTGTTGTACTCTATCTTATCATTATCATAGGCACTCATTGTGCTGTCTGATACTTGATCTACGGAAACGTCTCCTGTCCAGTATACAACGTCAGTTAGTGCGGGACTCTCAGTGAATGTCTCAGGGTGGGTTATTACTGCTTTGTAATAACTTGCCTGAATCACATCAAATCGCACAACTGGTCGAACACCGCCATCAGCAGGATCAGTGCTCAGAGTACCGGGCGCAGGGTTACCAAACACCCCACCGATATCCTGAGTAACTACACACTTGCTTTCTACAGAACCGGAAACTGGTATCTGTGTGTTCGCGTATGCAGTATTACCTAAAACCAACAATAACAATAATACAAAAGTTTTCTTGAACATTACGTTCTCCCTTTTTTTACTACTTCTTATTTGCATACTGTAAATCAATTAATTCTTGGTGCTTTAGATCTTGCGCCAAGCCAACTCTCAATCCCTTTCTACTTCTGGGGAGTTTAGCATCCTTCAACACTACTGTGTCTTCGTATGTTCCCCCGTCTATAGAATACGTGTATCCAACTGGTATTCCTTTTAGTTGGACTAAACTATTGTGCAATGCAATCTGATCAGCACTAAACTCGTTCTCTAATGAAATACCGAGAAGTTGTTCTAGTCTTGCATCCGACTCTTCTACACCCTCTGCAATCTTACGGCGTTCACGGCGATCCTCTTCTTCGTCCTGTGCTCGCATATTTGCCTTTCTATCTAACTCTGCCTGAATATAATCCTCGTCCAGTGGATCCGTTATCTCCATCGCCTCGTTAACGACTGCCATGGGATCTTTATAGCCCGGACATGTGGGGTTAGACTGTGGGTCGAAACATGGATCAAACTGATATCCATAAACGACTTCCGTGTCGACTACCGATCCTTCTCCTTCAACTTCTATAGATCCTCTACCCCAAAAATCAATTGGTATTAGAGGTACTGGAACTGACTTAGTGATTGAGTTTCCACCCACACCACTCCAGTCGTCCGTCTCTCGGAAGATGTATCCATCTCCTCGTGCGTTCTCGTTCTGCACGTGGACTAACATATCATCTTCTGTATTCTTAACCGTTGTATAACGATAGAATACATTATTGACCTGCAATCCTGCCTGTTGAGGTAGGATATTAGACATTACCCAGTTTAAAGCATCGTCACGTGCGGCGTTCCCCGTAATACCATATGTGGTATCAGAGTAACAAACCGAGCAATAACAAAGCAACCCCACCAACGCCAGCAGCTGTCTTTTTACCATTACTCATGCCCTCCTCGGCAACATCTTCGCCTTCTAATTCTGCGAGTTCCCACGCAGTCTTTGCGTCATTACCGATCTTACCGTCCTTTGGACAGGGAGTACCAGCATTCATCATAGCGTCAAAAACTCTACGATCGGTACACATGACCGATACGGCAGCCACTTTCATCCCCATGTCATAGAGAGTCTTAGCGTTCTTTAACCGTTCGCAATTGTCGTCCGTGATTTGGGTTCCGGTACTAATACCCAATATTTGAGTCTGTACCGCACCCGCAACCCCGAATGTACATAAATCCGAGTTGGAGGTGTTAATCGTAGGTGTGATCGCTGAAGCTGGAGGCGATTTCAACGTAGTCGTGGACTCCGTCTTAGAACTAACCGTGCTATCAGTCGTACTATCTGTGTAGATAATATCCAGCGGTGTTTCATCTTCGGTGTTATCCTGTGCAGATACACAAAGGGATAACACCATCAATGGGAGTATGACAATATATTTAAACATAATTTAACCATCCTTTAAGTGACAATAATTTATACACCTCAGTATATATATGCAATTATCGTACCAATCTCTAATTTCTCAAATGTTACTATTTCCTAATCAAAACATTCAAAATTACTTTTTACTACCTGCGTAGGCTTGTCCACCAAAGAACGCAGCGACAATTGCGGCAACTGATACAAAGTACGTTGCAGCCATATCACCTAGTATCTTAGATGCACCATCCAGACCAATCAGATCTGCGATGACTACTGCGAAGGGGTATAGTAGAAGACCAAATAGGGCAAACCACGTCATGCTTCTTTGTGCATCACGCATTGCGTCTTGATCTTCTAACTCTCTTCGCTTAAACTCAAGATGCATCTCAAGTTCTTCTTTCGAAATATGTCCATCACCATTAGTATCAGCACCGTCAAGTATATCGGAGTCGATTGTCTTATGGTCAGCCATATCAGTCTTCCTTGAGTTCCTGTGGTGCAAATATTGCGGGAGACTCGTGCCAAGTCTGTTCCGCTTCCGTTAGTTCTCTTTCTGTCGCAGGTGCTTCATGCAATGTGCGAGGTGTAACCGGTCTCCAGTCAGGCTTTACTGCTTTCTTTTTCTTCGCCTTTACTGGTTTAGGGTTTCTTGCCTCGTGCCACTCTGCGATGAACGCAGGGGACAACTTCTGAGACTTGAGAAGTTCACCCGTAGTAGGATGAACCCAACCAGTTAGAGTAGGTATTGAGTTCTTAGGTTCTGCCATTACTTCGTTCCTCCTTTAACAATCTTCTTATCTCCGACAGATAGTTTGTCACTCGCACTACGAGGACTTGCAGGTTTGGTTACTTTACCTGCCTTTGATGCATCATCGTGACCTTCTTCTTCAGGTGTGATGTCTGCTTCTTCAGGACTACCTACACTGTTATCTTTTGCCATGTCCTGTGAACCCTTACCCTTGAACTTGTCAAGAGCACTCTCACCAGACTTCTTCTCACGCTTCTTCTCATCCAAAGCAATCATGTCAGACAACATATCTGCGATTTGTTCTGCAAACAATTCCATCTCTTCAGGAGTGTAAGACTCTTTCTTACCTGCACTTGCCATCGCCTTTCTTGCGAGGTGGCGTGCACGATTCTTATCCTTGACAACGTTTCCAAAACGATCCTTGGTTACTTCACCAGACTTCTTGTAAGGGCCATCGAAAGGAGGTTTCTTACCTGCATGGATATGAGACTTCTCTTTAACAATTGTCAGATTTTCGACAGGTACGAGTTTCTCCACACCATGTTCAAACATTACTGTGTAGTGAGTAACGATACCTGTACCGTCTTCTTGTTCTACCAGAGTATGTTCACCAGCGAGACACTCTCCAAAACCCCACTGTTCTGAAGTCACGTGAGTCGCACAATCGTGCTTCAACGCCTTCTTAGTGTTGTCTTGGTCAAGATCCTTCTCATCGATCTTCTTCTTGTCACCCTTCTGGGCACGAGAACAATCAGGTTCGTGATTCTCCATAGAACCGCCACACTCTGGACACTCTTCCATCTTGTCCTTATCTTCGTTTGTGACCGCCTTAGAGATCGCCTTACGGCGTTTATGCAGATACTTGTCCGTAGAGTCAGTATCTCCGTCATTGTCGAGATCCTTATCTTTACGGTCGTCAAACTTCTTTTTAACCGCATCCTTATTGACTGGATCTAGGTTCTTCTCAGTTACCTGTGACCAGAGATCTGCCATCTTGTTATACAATTCTTTGTTCATTTTTTTCTTCTCCGATCAAGAAATAAATTGAGTTAGTGCGGCACCTATCACTGTAGCAACGATACCAATTAGTACCCATGCGAACTTTTGCATGATTGCAACTTTTTCCACGATAGTTGTCACGTGTTTTTCTATATTGTCTATCTTTCCAGACAGACGATTCATTCGTTCGTGCTGTTCTGCACGCCTTGTTTCTAAATCTTCGATTTTTTCTTCCACCCTGGCAAGTTGAATTATCGATTCCGTCATTTTGTCGATTTTATCTTCAATCCTCATCATTCTGGTTGATGCTGTTTCGTTAACCATTACCACGCCTTACACGACCAATATCGCGCCTTGTCTTTTGGGCCCGGATTGTCGCAGTTATGACGTGCCCTGAATGATTTTCGACGGCCAGGAATATTCTTCTTGATCGTCATGTTTTTGTCACCAAAGTTGACTTTCTTTGCCTTACCGTCACCATCAGGGTCAACATAAACTTTGGACTTCTTTACATCCCCAGACATTGGTTTATTCAGAGGAACTTTCTTCCCCTGATAAGTCGCTTCGTTGTAATGTTTTTTAAATGATTTCATTAATCTATTTATACCTTACTTATTTCCTAGATTTCTGGTAGGCGTTGTATTCTTTACGTTTCTTATCGTTCGCTGCTTTCTCAGCAGGGGTCATTTGAGATACAGGTTTCTTTTTAGCGAACCTATCTCTGAATGCCTGTGCAGACTGATAAGTGCCTTTGGGATAATCTGAGGTTTTTAGTGCAGGTACTTTTGTTTCATCAACGGATTCTTTAGTGATCTTGAATGAACTCGTTGGTGCCGTTTTAAGAGCTGGATCACCCCATAGTTTGATTGCTTTGTTGATTGCTTCAAATGCAGAACGGGCTTTAACTGACTGGGATGCACCTTTCTTTAACTTGTTGACTGGTTTTGTAACTGTAACTTTCCAATCTTGAACCGCTTCTCTCATCTGACTAAAAGTCATCATTTCCTGTACACTCTCCGTTTTCCAACTACCACCGGCAGCTTTATATTGTTTAGATGCCCATCCGTTTGCATATGCGGAGGGATATACGTCAAACTTTGCCTTTGCCTGTGACTTAAACTTAGACCATAACGCAGGGTTAGTAGGTACGTTTTTTTCTTCAAGGTCAACAGACTCTCTTATACCGTTTTTCTTTCTCCAAGCCAAAACAGTTGCAGCATCATTGACTTCGTCTGCGTACTTTCCTGCCTTTCTTCCAGTAGGATTTGCTTTCATGGCATCATGGGCATCTTTCCTAATGTACATCAATTGCGATTTTGGTAAGTTCCAGAATCTATCGTTTTCGATACGAGCGCCGTTCCTTGGTCGTCCATCACCCATTTTCCAATTGATTTTTTCTTGCATTTCTACTGATTCCTTTTTGTCTGTTTTTACCATAATGGGTTTATTACCTGTGCCGGGTCTATCGACTTCAGGATCCGCACGTCTCTTTCTACGTGCACTGGACGCACGGTCTTTCTTCTTCATACTGTGTGCCTTACTTCGAGGCATACATTTAGGTTTACCTTCGCCAGGATCTCTTGCACAATCACCCTTAATATCTCCATCGGTACCTACACGAACCCAATCACCCTTCTTACCTTTACCAAACCACTTACGTAGATCTTCCATACGTAGTCTAGGTTCTCTTCTATTGTAGTGTTGCGTCACAATAGAGAGATTTGACTTGTCGTTGTTCATAGGATTATTATCCTTGTGATGAACGTCTTTCTCATCGGTTAGGTCTTTACGACCCCTCAATGCACGGCGTGCCGCATTCCTTGCAGCACGTCTCTTAATTTGTTCGGGGTCGGAATGATAGTTGGCGTACTCTTTGGCATAGTCCCTACCTTTGTGTTTCACAACCCCTTTCTTTGTATCTTTCTTACGGTCTCGCATCACTGCGGACTTGTTTGCCTTGTGGGCATTCTTTGCTACCGGATTATTTTTCATTATGACTTTCTCTCGATATACCATACTGTACCGGAACGACCAGTATCAGTACGTACTTTGTATTTGTTACCTACTGCTTTACTAACAAGTCGACCATATAATCTCTCCCTTCCTTGTAATTTTGTATCCGTCTTACTCGTGTCGGGTTTCTTGGCAGCCGACAGGTTCATGTACTTGGGATTTTCCTTTTTTATAAAATCTTTTAACAACTTAAAAACAGTTGCCATGATCTTTAATGCATCCCCTTCACCTGTCACTCCTTGGTCTACCTCATTACGAACAAAGTTTATCTCCCAATCGAGTTCATCATAGTCATCAATATGATCATTCGCTTCAATGTCTACATCAACCTTTCCACCATCGTCAAGTTTAAACATAGAATGATATTCCCATTTCCCTCTTTTTACCAAGGTCGCGGGATAAGTCCTATCTAATGCTTCGTCTAGTTGTCTAAACGTTATCATTTCTTATCTTCGTTCGTCTTAGGTTTAGTCTGTCGGTTGATTGCGTTAGCCCGTGCAAGACGTGCACGATCTAGTATACGATCATGTTTCTTTTGATCTGTCTCTTTCTCACGTGCAATCCTTTCACGTGCACGGTCAAGAGCATCTTCCTTGATCATCTGTTCCGCCATAGACGCAACTTTACCTAACTCGCGAGCATCAAAACCTGTGATACCATATTTCCTCATGACCTGTGATGCATGGTATGCTGCACCATGTCGACCGGTCTTGTCTTTCTCCATCTCTTTCCGTACAAACTTTGCAACTTCTTTGTACTTCTTAGACTTGATTGTTTTTGCCAACCAATGTTTGATCATGGATGGAGTAGACATTTCGTTGAGATCCTCGTATGAGTCAGGTTTGGTCGATTCATACTTTAACTCGGGATCAGGAGATTTGAATGCTTTCTTACGCATTATTGTTTTGTTAACAACTTCGAACTCACCGTTCTTCCAGTTGATTACTACAGGTAGGTTAAGGTCAGACTGCATGTCCTTGAGGATCGCTTCTTTGTTCGCGTTCTTCTTGATCTTTCTACCTTTGTTATCTGCCATCTTCTTGAACAGACGTTGTAACTCAGCAACTGTAATCGCGGGTTTGTTTCTCTTATCATTCATACGATCTTTGAAGTGTCGAGTGAACTCGATATCTACATCGAACTTATTGAGTAGACGATCTGCAAACTTCTCTAGATCGTTTAGTTCCTTCTGAGACACGTCTTCTTTGACTCCACGTCTCTTACGTAGTAGATCTTGTGCACGGTTAACGCCAGGCGTCATCTTAACTGCCTTCTTAACTGCGGCGGGAGTACCTTCTTCGGGTTGTCTCTTGGTAGTTACCAATACACCCTTCTTGACAATCGGTGACTCTTCTACTAGTTCTACGTTCTCGATCCACTGACGGGATACACTACCCTCATCTAATGCAACGATAACATAGTTGGTACCTAGACGATGGATCTGTCCAGACTTACCACCTTTGATCTTTACGTTGTCACCCTCTACGAACAACTCACCCTCGATGTACTTCTCACGTGCCTCTGATACGGGTTCTAGACTTAATCTGTTCTTGAACTCTTTAGTCTCTTTGAGACCCATACCAGTACGCACATCATTGAACAACCTCTTTGCGTCACGGTTGGACATCGATGTTGGTACACCCTGAGAGAACAACGTGAAGTCATTCTCTTTGGCATTCGCTCTCTGTTTGGAGGCAGACATACCTGTCAAACCTTCCGCATCAGGATCACGATCACCAGACGAGATAATAGTAATCTTCTCGAAGTTATAGAATCCGTGACGACCCTTGACGTTGTTGTACTTCTTTAGGAGAGTTTCGAACTCTGTGAGACGGTCTGCACCAACGACCATATTGATTTTGTTGAATCCTTCATTGTGCAACTTGACTGCAACATCAAAGACGGTACGAGAACCTTTGTCTGATATGATGCTCCGTGCATGTTTTGGAAACATTTTACGTACATGTTTAATCTTCTGGTCATAACTCAAAGGATTCTTTCTTGCATCCTGAGTCTGTGACAGGTAGATTTTGTAAGGGGATTTTCCTGCCTTCGCGGACATGGTGTTCATTAACTTACCATGACCTGTCGTAGGAGGGTTCATTCGGCCATAAGTGAAGAATACTTCTCTTTCTTCTTCGACCAAATATTGTTTAAATGAGGGTAACATTATGATTTTCTATCCTTATCACTTTGACGAACTGAAGGTAACAGCTTACGTGCAATCGCAGTTACGCGAGAACCCATCTTCTTGACTCGTTTTTCAATTTCTCCACGGCGTTGAGGAGTGAGGTCACCACGACCGGCATCCTTACTGAACTTTTTGAATAGTTGATTACGTGCTTGTTTAGTCGCACGTTTCATGAGAGTGTCTTTGGTTGCAGACTTCTGCATTGCTCTCTTACGTGACATCTTGAGTCTAGACTTGTTGCGTTTCATCGCACGTGCAAGTGCACGTCTGCCTTGGAAACTCAAGACTTCGTTTTGTTCAGAGTCCTCTGCCCAGAAGGGGTCTTTACTTTCCGCATTGTTTCCGGTCGCGGTATCCTGTTTACGCTTCTTAGCGTTCTTGGATATCTGACCGCCCATGCCCGGCGTATAGTCTACTGTCAAAAAATCTTTGAAATTAAGTGGTTTGGCCACTTTGTCCTCCGTCTCTACCATTGGTTAAAAATATAAAGTGGGATAAGTCTAAGACAAATACCCCTTTCACTAACTGAGTTTGTAGTATTATTTATACAACTTCTAATCTTGAATCAATACAACTTTGCGAATGGGCCAAACAAATCTCCTTTTTTCTGTGCGAGATACCCCAAATCGGTTAGTGCATTGTTCATCTGATTCGGGTTTGTTATTGAAAATATTTCATTCAGTATATCGATCTGCATCAACTTACTTAACGCAACATCTGCTTTCCCCTTATCAAACACGGTAGTCATATTAGCAACGAACTGATCTACAGTGTTAATCCCAAAGTCAACCTTTCTGGTGGCTTGGAGTTTTTTGAATCGTTGGGTATGCGTATCGATGTCATCCAGAAACTCTTGAGTGGTGGTTGGATAGTTTCTCCAACGTCTCCATCTCTGACTCTCCAGTCCTTGTCTCTGAAACAATGCGGATGCCATATCTAGTGGAACCTTACCGAGTCGTGCCGACTGTGCACTGATATCAGTTCCTTCTATCTTGAGGTTTGCCTTACCCGCTTCGTTTTGTCGGATCTGGAACTTGATCTCTTGTTTGGAGGATCCAATGAACACCAGAGAATCTGTTTTACGGAAGTTGTTTCCTTGGAGATTGAGGGTACAGTCTGCCTTCTGGAACCGGAAGAGATACTCGTCACCGTCAAACACATCCTGAGAGTCTAGGTTTACTAGTTCCCACTTCGCTTCCTTTCCGGACATCAACTTTAGGGAGATACCAACCACCTGTCTGCGTTTAAACATCGCACGGAGGATTGTATTGAACTCTTGTAAGGATGTGGTGTTGTCTCGGATCTTAGAGTCTAAATCTCTCTTGACCCTTTCTAGATCAGACACTAACCATACGTCCGCAGGGTTCCATGTGTCCTTCTTGGAGATCTTATACAACTTCTTACAGGTCTCAGTGATGTAATCCATGAACCCACCGTCACGTGAGTAGTGACCGTATGACGTTTGTCCCACCTCACGATAGGTTGTCAATTGTTGTTGAAAGATTGTATCTTCCCAAGTCTCGTTCATCTCAGGATAGATCTCTAGTAGTTGATCGCGGTAGAGTTGGTAGAATTGTTTCTGGTTGTTATACCCGTTGTTCTCAATACTCTTTTGTATTGCAAACAAAGATGCGTTCTCTTGCATCGCAGTGGTCTTTGCATTAGAACCACCACCACCGGTGAATTGACTCTTCTCTATCTCAGACCATTTGTAACCATTGAACAACGGTACAAACTGTGCGGATACTTTCAGAGTGGTTCCTATGGTTCCCTCATTCTTTTGTTTAACTGCTTGTAGAAACTCCTTGACAGTAGGAGACTCCACGATCACTTGATTCGATCGATCGGTCATTAGGAGTGGTTTTCCGGACACAATAAGATCTGCAACCTTACCGATGTAAGGTTTCTCGAACGTTATATATTTTCCACCAGCTAGTCCAGCCATGCGTATTCCCTCTTTGGTAGTTACTATTTATAAGGAATTGTACGCAAAAAAAAGGACGCTGTCAAGCGTCCGAAGAGAGAGAATGGAGCGGAGAGTAGGAGTTTCACCTACCTTCTTTGGGGGGAACCCATAGACCCAATAACTGGTCTCCGCATTATTTTGTGGTTAACAATGTAACAAGTTTGGCATAGTCGTCTCGTGCCTGATCAGTACACAAACGATCCCAGACGTAACGTGCTTCCATAACTTCTAACAACTGTATCGCTTCAGTCTTCCATGTTTTCCAGAACGTTTTATCGTGTTCTTTGATACTCGGTGCGTTGTGCATCAAGTCGCAGATCTTAACCATACGTAGTTCAGGGGGTGCAGCAGCCAACCTTGCACGATCCAGAGTCTTTCGTTGTTCACGGTTACCGACAAACTCAGGAGGTTTAGTCAGGTACCATACGTACTCTGCAACCTTATCACCAAACTTTTGTTGGATCTCTTCCTGAGTAACATCGGTGTCTTCTACAGTGTCATGAAGATAGGCAGAGAACACCAAGTCAGGGGTGGGTTCCTTCATTGAAATGAAAACGTTTTCTGCAACTGCGAAACAATGTTCGACATAAGGTTCACCAGTGTACTTTCGCACTTGTCCTTCATGTGCATGAATGGTGAACATCTTAATCTCTTCTAAACTAACCATAGATACTCCGTGAAAATAACACCTGACCGTTTTCGTAACCTCGAACCGGTCGCCCGTTTTGGGTAATCACCGCAGTGAGATCCCGATTACTGTTAACATTATAATCTAATTCGTAGTCCATGGCAACAGCTGCCGCCTTATAATTGTTAAAGTTTTTAACATGAACAACACCATCGGAACGTTGGAAGTGCAACTGAAATCGTTTCAACTCCTCTTCCTCAGTTGCATACTGGTAGTAGTCAGTCGCGAGTTCAGAACAGAGATCGAGGGTGACACGTTTGACACGTCTCTCCCCAGTCTCGTCAAGGATATACCGGCGAACTTCTGCCGGTATTTGGTCGTAGGAGTTGTAAGTAACTTCTTCCATTATGCTACCTCCGCCATTTCTAGTGCGAGGTTCATCGCCTTGAGTTTCTTCGCTTGGTTTGAACCGAACCATGCAGACTGCATACGAGTGTCGTTTGAACGTCCCAACTCGTGGTCAGTCATGTAAGTTACAGCGTTCACTGCGTTCCACCATGAACCCATCGCCATCTCTGCGCCAGGTTGTGTCTCCAGTACATCGAACGTACGTTGTGCAGAACGAGACAGGTCAATGTAATCCATAACCGACTTCTCTTTCGCAGGGAAGATTGCGTTGAAGTACTGAATCAGATCTTCTGCCTTAGTCTTCTTCTTTGCGAGGAATCGTGCAGCTTCTTTGTACTGGTCAAACTTCTCGTGGGCGATACCCAACTGATCTTTGACCAACTGTGGATCAAACGCACGGCGGTGGTTAAGTGCAACTTCGTTCTTTGCGTTCGCACTAAGTGACATAGTCAAAGTGTTGTTACACACTACACGGATCGGAGTGAACCGTACGTTGATTGACTTACCGTACTGGTGAGGGTTAGAGAACAGAAGGTAGGAATCTACCTGATCTTCACCCAACACGTTGAACGACTCGTTAACCTTCGCAAGTGCCCATACCATCTGACCACCCTTCAAAGAACCCGCAGTGTGCATTTCCATGTCACCCGCCATGCAGTACTCGTTGAAGAACTCAAACGCTTCGTGGTTCTGGACTGGATTCCAACCCTCACCCACAGACGGGGCAAGAACCTTGTTGTCAGTCGAACGAATCAACGCAGAAGTACCGGTGGCGATCAGATCGTCATCAGCAGGAGCTGCGTATGTTGGAACCTTTTTGACTTCCCAGTCACAACCTGCCTTCTCCATCATTTGACGGGGAGACAGATCAGCAGGAACACGTTCACCTAGACCATGCCAAGGCACCTCACCAACGTATGCCATTTGCGCTTGACCGTTTACCATTTCAATTTCATGACTCATAATTTTCTTCCTTTCTCTCAGTGTTTAATATGTGTATATTATACAACGTTTTCATAATAAAGGCAATAACTTTCTTAGAACATTTTGGAATAAAAATCAGGACGGTAATACCAAACCTGATACCACCTGACGATATTCTTTTGCGACCTCTGCCGCAGTCTTCACCACGAAAGGTACCGCAGACTTATTGAACTTAACTTGTTTCGGATCTTTCTCACCACTCATACAAACCGCAGGCAAGAATGCGTACTGACCTTGCTGTTGTGCAGGCATCAACAAACGAGGGTCTTCTATAAGATATGAATCAGATGCCTCATCATTGAACTTACCTACAAACTCACCCGTGAGGGTACATACTGATACAATTTCACCTTTCTCGAACATTACAATTTCCTTTGAATTAAAACATTATATAGACTATCTTTTCAGCAGGGCTCTACCTGCCTCAAAGAAGTCACGTTGTTCACGCATTTTCTCCATGCGATCCTTTGATGCAACCCACTTATCGAACGTCAGGGGTTGACGTGGTTCCCCACAGGCGAGTTTACGTCTCTTAAACTCTCGCTTGAGAACCTTCTTTTCTTTAGTACCCATGAAGGCACCGACCAACTCAAGAACACACTGGCGGAAAGAACGTCCGTGGTGCATGTTACCCAAACAGTGAGCCATCTCATGGAGTAGAATGTATTTGTTCATACCAGTGATCTGGCACAACGTGATAGTACGCCCGTCAGTGAAACCTGAAAGGGACTTGTTACGACTGTTCATGCCAACAATACTTGGAGTCGCGTTGAAGATCTGACCCACGTCATTCTCGACAGAGTCTTGCCACAACTTAGACCACTTCTGTGTTTTGTAAACACGTTTCGCAAACTTGTTCGCTTCTTCTATAGACTCGAACTCAGGGATATTGCACTCAGCCATGAAACTGTGTTCAGAGGCATAAGTCTTTTTACGTTCAGAATCACGGTAAGAACGAGAGTCCCCACCCTTGTTTTGATTCGCACGGTGCTTCACCAGATATGTATTGTACTTGTGTTCTAGTGAATCGTAAACGGGGTGTTTAAAGAAATTATAGTCCGGCATGGTCACCTCCAGTCATTCCGACCCAAGCGTACGCAGGGTTTTTACAGAACATTCCGATCTCATCGAAACCTAGGATACAGAATCCTTCAGCAGGATCGGTACCAACTTCGTACTCGACTAACTCATAACCGGTACGGAACTGGCGAACAGTGGTAATATCAACAGGGATCACTTCAAACTCTTCAATCATTAACTTACTCTCTCATCACAATAGGGTACTATTATCTCATATCTGGCGGCTAATGGCACGCTTTATTTTGAAAATAAACCGGTATTTTGTCACTAATCTCGACCCAAATGAGGAAACCGGTCACGTGCCTCTTGCATGGATAAGACCTCCCAGTCCTCGATATCAGTGCGGAACATCTGAAGTCGACTCAACCATTCATATAGATTGGGCAACATGTCAGATCGCATCACACGACCTCTGGCGTCTATTACGATACCCATTATGAGTACCTCACGTTCTTTTTCAAAGACCACTTCTCGATGACGGGGTTACCGTATTCATCTTCGTCAGTCACAATGTAAGCAACGGTCTTTTTGACATTGGCATAACGGTAACCTTGGTCACCGACAGAACCAACCCAGACTACATGGGGGTAACAACACCAGACTTCACACCCTTCTTTCCTGTCGGGATTCTCAGAGTACTCAAAGTAGTTACCCACCTCTTTTTCAGTGAAACACCCGATAGGATCTTTGGTATGAACGTAGTACATTACACATTCTCCACAAAATGAATCCCGATTGGACTACCGTTCACAGAACGATGCCCCGCAGGTTTGATGTCTTTCAACTTCCACCACGTCTTGGTGGTATCGTCTCCGATCCAACGGATACAAACCTCTTGGAGAGGGTAGTTGATTGAGAGGATTTTACCCTCTACAGTAGGATGCATGGCACCCCAGTTTGCTTCAACCTCACGACCGAGGATCTCTTCACGACAGAAGTCTAGGATATCATACATTGATGTAGTCCTCCAGTTGAGGGCGGGCGATAGGATTGTCACGAGTCTGCCAAACGAAGGCGTTGTAATCTCGAAACATTTTCATAAAGAAGTCATTCTCTTGGTACGCAGCTTGCAGAACTCTAGACTCATCTTGACCTTTCGTATAGGCACGGTGGTCATCGGACATCATATATGTCCAGTCATGTTTCTGAAGAAGCTTGAAGAATTGTTCGTTGGTCATAAAAAAAGTCTCTCTCATCATTGAATACAGGAGTATTATCTCATGTTTTCACAACAAAGTCAACACTATTTTTAGACTGTTTTGGAATAAAAAACTCGATTCTTATAACTTTTTGATCTAAAACGCAACCCGCCAGGAGATACCGGTCTGGTGGTTTGAATAGACAATATAGGTTCTAAGTGCAATTCCTGTGGTCATAGAGGTGTTGAAATGATCTGGAATATCTTTACCTATCGTGTAATATGCTATCCCACTAACCACAACGTTTGTGAGAAGAAGGGTGTCCCTGTGAGGATTCTTACCGAATAATGGATTCGCTTCAGAATAACAATCACAGGGATCAGTTAAGGCACTCTTTGTTTGGGAGTAGTCTACATAGGACACTAGATTGTATCCTAGGAATAGAGCTTTCTCTTTATCAGTCCACTCGTTAAAGTGTCGAAACTCTGCACGTACATCAACACACCATAAACATGCAATGAGCGCCAATATTAACTTCACGAGATTTCGGGTGGTGCCATACCTAACTGTTCTGCCAATCGAGTTCGGTTCACTAGGTGATCTGACTCAATGTCTTCTTTGGACTGACCGAAGTATTTCACCGCGATGTGTTTCTCAACCATCATGGTGTTTACACTTCTATAGGAATCGGTCTCTGCATCATACACGATGAACTCGCCTAGGATTCGACCGAACTTACCCTTACCATCTTTCTTGGTTACTAGGGTAGACTTCTTGCCTAGCAGGGCTTTGAGATATTCTTTTGCAAACAAACCATACTTCTTCTCGACAATGTCGCGGGTTCTACTCTCCGGAGTATCGATACCATAGAGACGAACTCTCTCTTTACGTAACCAGACTCCAAACCCCAGATCGATATTCACGTCAACGGTGTCTCCATCAACGACTTTAACTATTTCTACTTGGTACTCGTACATACAACTATTCCTTAACAATACACATGAAAACTACTGAACAGCAAGAACGTTGTCGATATCCTTTTTGTTGAACTTCCTAAACTTACGTCTAGTTGGAGACCAAGTCATTTTTGGTGCTTTAAACCAAATCACTTCAGTAGTACCTCTGCGAATATATCCATATAGAGAAGTACCCCTAGTGATATAAGTGTGATTCGGATACTCACCGCCTTCCGTAATCTCTTCGCGCCACATGTATTTATACGGATCAGAAGTCATAGATGCCTCTCTTGTACGTGCCAGGCACAGAATGATATGCAACTAACCGGTGAAGTTGATTGACAATTTCCATGTCGTGCTCGCCAGATTTTGAGGTTCCATCGAACTCGATGATCAGATCCAACAAGATGTCTTTAGTCAGGTCTTGTTTTTGTTCAGGGGTCAAGATTAAAATACTCATTACCATTCCTTCAATATAGTTACTGTTAACATAAAACCGGATACAGCGTTCAACATAATCAACGCCCTGTCTCGCCAGATGACTGATACCCAAGTCCAGAGGATTATTCCCGCAAGACCGAACGTTAGGTCATACATGCGGTAATCAACCCCCGCAGAACGCATGGCAAGGGACGTGAGGATCAATATCGATGCGACCCACTTCAGGTACCAGTCAAAGTTATCAGGGTACCAGTTGCGATCCGGTTTGGTACGACCTGCTGCACGAACCTCTGGATCACCTTTCACTATGCATCTTCCTTAATGAAAATGCCATCTACCATCTTACCCTTACGATCCTTGATGTCAGCATAAGCGACCTCAAGACAATGACTCATTGGTAGACCATTGCGTTTCGCAATATTGATCAACACAACCATTATGTCACCAATGTCATCCGCAACGTCCTTACCCTTACATACGTTATCAGACAACTCACCGACCTCTTGGATCAACTTACAGACCTGATCCTTATCTGTGGCACCCTCAATAAGGTTCCGATCTTCGTGCCACTGTTCAACCCGATCGATCAAAGTTTCCATCGAGGTTGATGTGGTCTCCCAACGGTCTAGTAATGCTCTCTTACTAGGAGTCATTACTTCCATTACCAAATCATCTTCATTTAACTTCAAAGTGTTTCTCCAATACAAATAACTGATCTTCCCACTCGGCGATTTTTCCGAGTTGCGACTGAATTGCTTCCAAAACATCGGAGTGTTCACCGATACCCACAGGGTTCTCTAAGTAAACCTCCACGTTCATTTTGTGCAGTTCGATTTGCCCTAAGGCATACGCCTTTAAGGCGATTAACATTTTTGTTTTCATTTTGCCATCCTTGATATTTCTGTTGCTTGTTCCTTGTTAATGATAGGCACAGCATTAGACTTGTGCATGGTTGAGATCCCCTTTACTAGGGTTCCCGTGTATTGCGGTCTTTCTTTTTTGGTTGTGTTAAAGGTTCCGGAATCGTGTGAGGGGTACTGTTTTGATTCTGCCATTCGAAGATCTGCATACGTCTTTGTCGTTGATGGTTCGAACGGTTTAAACTCCGTTGCCTTGTATTTGCCACACACCACTCCTTTGGGTTTCTTACGTTTGATTTTACGACCGTGTTGGTCGTGGTTTAACGAATAATATCTCATCACATTGTCATCATGTTGGTGAATAAAGAGTGAACAAGTATACCCGAGATCACAAGTACCATTATAGGTGAAATCACTCCACATGTCAAGACTAAAATGAAAAAACATTTCTCACTGAAATCCTCTAAAGCCTTCCATGCATCGCGTAACGATTTCACAGGTTCCACTCGATAGTCGGACGTTGACCACCCGAACCATTCCAATGGATTGTGCAATCACACTCTTCGATGATGGGTAGGATCGCCTTCAGGTTCTTGACACCTTTCTTGTCACCATTGAAACAGAAGGTAGACTCACTCTGTTGTTCTGGAGTGTGACACAGGAAACCACCGACCGAAGAATCGTACTCTAAGTAGTTGTGGCACGTCTCAACGATCTCACCGGTGCCTTCACACTCCTCACAGTAAGTCCACTCATTATCTTCGTCTTCTATTTCACCCTCACCCAGACATGCATTACATGTCGAGTAGTCCTGTTCCACTTCACAGTCTTGAGAGTGATTGAACAGAACCTTTTCGAGATCCGCTTCATCCGGCACTTCCATCCACGCACAAGATTGGCAGCAAGGTAGATTCCACCCCACATACCAACCTTCTTCTGTCAGACGTTCTTGTAACTTACGGAATCCGTTCATATCTCATACTCATATCTAATTTGGTGGGCAATCTTACCGTCTTTAATAAGATCTAATGCAGGGTTCTGTTCGGAGTCGAAGAAGAACAGTTGTTTGTAGTCACTGAACTTCTCATCCGCGAGTTGAACGAGACGGTATTCCATCTCCTCGGGTGACCAGTTCTCTTCTAACAGTGTCACACTGATATCATCGGGGGTCGCACTCAAAACACATAGTCTCATCTTTCCAATTCCTCTTGGGATTTATCAAACTTACGTTGGTTATCTTTCATGATCTCCATAGCATAGAGAACCTTCCAACCACCTATAACAGTCACAAGGAACAAACCACTCATAGTGACTAACTCAATAAAACTGATTAAAGTACTTAACATTAGTTTTTAAACTCCGCTGAAAATGGGAAGCATGTCATAAAGAGCGCACTCTCCAAACCGTACGCTTCTTTCTCCCACGGTTGATTTTCATATTTATAGTTCTTGGCACTTTTGCCTTTCCACTGAAACTCTCCGGAGTCAGAACCCAACTGACCTCGAATATATTGACGAGCATGAACCATCTCGTGAGCGAGGGTACGCATCTGGTCAAGGAACGATATCTTGGAACCGTCAAGCGGACAACGAATGGCAATCTCGATAGATGCCTCCGTACGTTCTCCAGTACAGTAACCAAGAGCATCCAGACCACGTTCAAACGAAACCTCGATGTGTGGTTTACGTAGTCTTCCCATGCCCAGTGCGTTGATCAAATTGAACATGTAGATTTCAACAACACGTCTATTACGACCACCCTCAATAAAAACATCCATCATGCAACATACGCCTTTGGTGTAAAACGGGGATAAAGTCTGAAGTGACCCAACGCAGGGAGTGTCTGCATGTACGTGATAGGATCCCTCAACGACTTCGCGTCAAGAGCATCATAGTACACCATAGAATCATTCTCCACCTCTAACCAGAAGAAGTCGTCATTGAAGAACGAGTTCTCAGAGATCTTATGAATCGGGACATTCAGGTTCTCAATAACACGGACTGGAACCTTCAGGAATGACGCTGAAGGATCCGTGATGTAAGTGACTGCATTAGCAGGGTTATTTTCGAAACTCATGTTATGCCTCTAACACGTAAGGAGTGTGGTACTTACCAACGTTGATGTCAGTGTAGTGACTTCTGTGGAAGTAGTCAGTCATGCTGTCATCTTCACAGAAGAAGTCAGGGCCTTCCATCGCATCTTTCAGTTCAGTCAGGAACGCAACAACAGTAGGGCAGTCGTAGTTCTCACTGATCCAGTAAGGGTTGACTTGAACATAATCACGGGGGCCATACTCACTGACAGGCAAGGCACCGAGAACGTCTAACGCACCGCTCTTGATGTTCACAACTAAAGTACTGTGGTGACGAATGGCAATACTACCTTTCATCTTGTACTTCTTGAGGACTGCTTTGATCGCAGGGGCTAACTTCTTTTTATCTTCTTGACTTACATACGCCATAACTTTCTTCTCTCTCTCATCACAATAGGGTACTATTATCTCATGATTAGGGGCTGCCGTCAAGCGTTTTTATAACATTTCTTAGAACATTTTGGAATAAGGGCAGCGTTTTTAAGGTCGATTGTGCCATGGTTCTTGTTGGTGTCCAGTCTTATTGACTCGATGATTGAACCATATACGGACGCAGTACTTACGTACGATACCCAGTATAAAGAACATTATGGTCATCACGATAGAGATCGTGCCTGGCCCCCACCCTAGACCCATGAATATGGTCAATAGGATGAAGTTCAGACAGATGTTGATGGGTAGGGCGATAATGGTATCACCCACAGCGAAGTTCATCGCTTCTTTATTCACTTTCAATTGCAGCCCTTCGGTCGTGTTCGAACAACATTAAGAACCCGTAATGGATAATCTTCGTTATGTCCTTACGGTGGTCATCAGACGTGCCTTTCTTACCGTAACGTCCGTTGTACTTATCAACGTTACCCGAGAAGAAACCCATACCATGACCACGGTCAATGATCACTTCAGATGATTGTAGACCACCCTGACCATAGTGTGCGTCATAGGTCGAGTCAATGTATTCCTTAAACTCACGAATGAGATTATCTTCATTGAACTTATAGTTCGGCGTGTTGGGCAGGGTAAACTTACTGGTAAGGTTCGTATCATAATGGAAGCTGTCTACGGTGCTCGTGAGGTCGCCTAAGTCCACGTAGAGGGGAGTTTCTTTTGTCATATCAAAATCCTAAATTGTTTAATAATAATGGGGGTATTATAACACGTTTTGAGAACGTTGGCAAGCGTTTATTTCACTTTTTTTTGTACCAACTGGCACACGTCCAACGGGTACCTTTTGTTAGGGTGTTGACCCTGTGGTGGTAATGAATACCATCATAGAAGAAGATTCTGCCCTGTTTCGGGACGATGGTAGTACCATCCTGTAGTTGAGTCTCACCCCCCTCAAACCCGTCATTGAGGTAAAGGACTGAGGTGTACATAGTGTGTTTACTTGCAACATCATTATGTAACCCCATTTTGGATCCTTCTGTCCATTTGTAGACCTGACACCACTGCATGATTGCCCCTGCGAGTTGGTTAGCGAGGATACTCTGGCGTAACCATATATCCTCTACCAACTCATGTTTCATTGGCATATGTTCCTGATTAGGGTCACTAACAGGCACGTAACTAAAGTTCAGTTTAGTGACAACTTCGGGGGCTTTCTTGTACAATCCGATCAAGGTTGCACATTCCTCCGGTGTTATAAAGTTGTCTTCAACATAAAAGTTACAGGGTTTCACTAATTTACCTTCGAAGTATTACCTTCAGTAGTTACGAAGAAGTCACCCTCTTCTGTTATTTCTAGAGAATCGGCATTGAATACACCCAACAATACACTAATCATATCTCTGAACCCTTCACGTCTACCAAAATATTTACCTGCAATAAATGATAGGAACATACAACCGGTCGCTAAAATGGTGTGCATATACATGTCCATGTGACTACTCCTTACGAGAAATTGATCCGTTTAAGTTTCTCACCCTGATCAGTGTCACCGATAGTTGGGGACGATATGATCTCCGGAGAGAGCGTCTGCTCGGATTCATCTACATCAAATAGTCTCATCTTAGATCGATCGATACCTACCACAAATCGTTTGTCGCGGTTAGGATCGTTGTATCGATTCTTCAATTGTTTCACCATAATCTGTCCCATCTGATCTAGTTCTTCATTAGAGACTAAGGCGAACATCAAGTCTGCGGTAGCAGGTAGACCAAATGACTCTGAGGTATCCTCAAGGCCGGGATCTGAGTTTGCAAAACCGGATCTAGTGGTCTGAGTCGCAGACACGATCGGTACGTTGAACTCTACTGCAAGACCACGTAACTCTTCTGCGATTGCCTTGATGTATGTGTATGAGTTAATAGAACCACCCATCGCTTTCATTCGAGAAGACGCACATATATTTAGGTAATCTATGAAGATGATTTCTGGAACAAACTTCTTCTTTAGACTCAATTCCTCAAGTAACGCACGGAAGTGACTCGCGTGTGCCTGACCTGTGGGATATTCCTTGATGATCAATCTACCGTTGGTTCGTTTTCCAATGTCGGATACTCTGTCCTTGAACATAGTTTTAGACATATTTTCGATTTGGTCGATTGGGGTGTTGAGAAGGTTCGCGTCAATTCGTTCAGCGATACGTTCTTCTGACATTTCCATTGTAATGTAAAGAACGTCTCTTCCTTGTGACAGGGCCCCGGCGGCAACATGGCACATGAAGAGAGACTTACCGACACCAGTACCAGCAAGAGCAATGTTAAGAGTCTTGTTGGGTAACCCACCCTTGGTGATGTTGTTGAAGTACTCAAGATCAAACGGGATACGTTCTTCTTGACGGTGGTAAAAATCGAATCGTTCATCTGCATTGTCCACATAGTCGTGACCTACACTATTATCGAATGACACCCCCAATGCTTTCTGGAGAATGTCTGGTAGGGAGTTCTTAGTCAGAGTCTGGTGTTTACCATCGATGATGGATATAGACTCCATGATTGCAAGGAACACAGCACGATCTTGACACCACTTCTCAGTAGTATCTAACAACCACTGAGGATCGTTGTCTTTCTTTTCAAAAAGACTTGGGATCATATCAACTGTTTCATTGTAACTGGCTTCGTTGATGCTGTCCGACTCTTCAATCTGTAGAGTCAGTGCATCACGCGAAGGTAGTTTGTTGTACTTCGTCACATACGCAATAATCTCAGCAAAGATGAGTTTAGTCACGCCTTCGAAGTATGGTTTTTTAAGGAAGGGAACGACCTTACGCATGTAAGAATCGTTCGTCAATAAGTTATTAAGTATCAGTTGTTCTTTCATTTTCTAGTAAGGTTCCTTCATCAATTGCGTTCTCTAATACAGATTCAAGTATATCCCCCACGTAACTGACGAGGTCTTCTCTCTCTTCTGTTAACGTTTCATCTGGTGTATATTGTATCACATAATTAAAGCGTAAGCAATCATTATCATCATCAAATCTGATATTACCAAAACGAACCACCGTCTCAGCAAAATCGTCACGTAGGATGCGAACATCCCACGCTTGATCATTATCAGATCCCTCGGAAGGGATCAACTGGTAATCAATATCTTCGGTAACTTTCAAAACTCTTCCTCTAAGTCTAATGAAAGATTAGATGCCCCCACTATCGAGTACATCTGATTAACGAAGTCAATGAAGGTTTCGTCTGCAAGCATTTCAGTCCAGAACTCAGGTGTCAGAGTGTCTTTCTCTCGTACCTTAGTGCCTATAACTTCTCCAGTCGCACGATTAACCAATTGATACCAGCCATTACTAGGTTTAGTGACATACCCCCCAGCAAGAGCAATATCCAACAGACCGCTGTAACGCTCAATGCCACCATCCCAAGAAACTGAGATAGGAATCTTCGACTTCTCTTTAACAAACCTAGACTTTTCCACATTGATGATAAAGTCATATCCGGTGACCTCCGTACCCTTCTTGTTCTGGCGACGACCAATGATCCAGATATTGTCGGCAGAATAATAGATACCAGTACCACCACCTACGATATCTTTTGGAAACAAACCAATCTCTTTATAAGTGTGATTGATAGCAAGTAACGGAATGTTCCTCATAGTCAAGTATGGGGTCGACATACGGAACAGACCTTTGAGTGCTTTCGCACGGGACATATCCGCAACAGACTTCTCGTTGATCGCATCTTCCAGTTCTTTCTTAGACGCAAGGTTACCGATTGAGTCGATCACAATGATCACCTTATCGTCCTTACCAATCTCTTCTAGTTGGTTGATCAGATCAAACTTCAGTTCTTCAACATTGGTGATAGGCGTATGAAGTACACGACTAGTATCAATACCAAAGTTCTCGAAGTAAGATTGCGGGGAACCAAACTCAGAGTCATAGAACAACATCATTGCTTCTGGATCTGAGTCAAGATAAGCAGACGCCATCTTCAAGGCAAACGATGTCTTGAAGTGTTTACTTGGCCCTGCGAGTACGGTAAGACCTGACGCGAGTCCACCATCTAATCTTCCAGACAGTGCGACATTCATCATTGGTACATCAATGCGTGTCAGTTCTTTTTCTTGAAAGAACTCAGATTGATCGAGTACCGAAGTACCCGACACTTTAGAGTTCTTTTTGAGTTTTGCCATCAATGACATAATATAAAGTTCCTCTTATGATAAACAGTTTTCAACAAGCGTTAGAGTATCAGTTGCACCTGCAAAGATGCGAGCATCATACTTTTGCGCTTCAGTTACAAAGTTGGGAGTCACACCCTCACCCAGTGCACCTACTACCATTCGGTTAACAATCATAGGGTTTGCGTTCTTCATGTCCATGATTGCTTCGTGTAGTTCATCGAAGTACTTCTGACGTACCATACGGTAACCAGATACACCCAGACGGACATACACAACCTCAGCGACAGAACCAGTCTGCACTTGTTTCGCATTGAACCACGATGTGTTACGCAGTACACCCATATGTTGTTCCAGACCTTTGCCGCTACCACCCACAACCTGTAGGGATGACGTTATAACGTCTTGGACATTCTGAGAGTCTGTCATGTCAGGCATGTACACAATCTTAGCGTCAAACACTTTACGGGTCAGTGCCATCATGAGACGTTCGTATGTCTCAACATTGATCGTAGATCGAATACAGATACCTGCACCAGAGACACGAATCAACTTCTGTACAGAGGCAATAAAGTCTGCATCGTCCAATGTGTCATTCTTCTTGACATCAATCTCAGCGCACCAGAACACCACATTAGGTTTAGACTTAACAACATCATCGATGTCGTCAACACTAGACGTGGTCACCTCAACACCTTTAGGGACGTTGAACGCACGTGCAGTTGCAGTCGTCAATACGTCATCCCCACCAATAACAGCAACCTTGAGGTCTTGACGTTCTTCAACCTCCGGTGCTGCGTTCACTTCATCACTGACGACTTCTGCGTCAATTATTTCTTCAGACATATTTGTCTCCTAGTTATTTCGATATGCATATTCTACTGCTCGATCCGCTTCAACTTCAAGTGGACGATTAGTATACCAATTTCCGGTGTCAATGTCAAGCTGTCGACATAAATCCGCGATTTCTCTTGCGGTGATCGGATAACCACGGTTGATCGCGGTACCGGCAGTCGCGACCATGATTTGATACATCTTGTGATACCAACCTGTTTCTGAAATATACTGGTAATCTCTCGCCAGCATCTTCGGAAAGAAAGGACAATCATGATAACTTGTCCATGTAAACTCTGTGTTATTCATTGAGTTCTTACGGTGTGCAACCACCGCTTTCTGTAACTCATCTGGTAATCTATCTAGGAAGTTCTTACCTTCCTTCTCTTTGTACGGGTGTTTACCGATCAGATAATTTGCATCGATTGGTCGACCTTCGTTGCGCCATATAAAGTTGTATGCGTCCTCATACTTAGCGGGGACGTAATACATACGACTCAGATCCTTGGTCTGTTTATCTCCTATCTCATTGAGTTCGGTGTTGAGTGCCCACCAGAACGACTTGAGTTGATCCGACTCTACCTCTTCACCCAGATTGAATACCAGTCGGAACTTGGGTTTCTCCTCACGAGAACTCGCTGTACTGTAACAGACAAAGTCCCAGTGTCCATAATCCCTGATCAACCTATCCTTCAACTCATCTGCGGGGATATCGATATCGTCCACATCTACTGCCGCCCACCCAGTCCAACACTCCACGTTCTTATTACTACGTGTGGTATCAACCGTGTACTTGGCAGGACTGATCAGTGGCGCAGTCGCCTTAGTGTCAGGTTTGTCTGATAACATATACAACAGATACACGAACTCTTCCCATGTTTCAAATGACATGGTCTTGTTCGTTTTGTTATCATAACGATTACGGAATAATGTTAGAGAGTACATAACGCGATTTCATTCCTATACATTTGACCCTTCCATTCTTGGTCGTAGGGAAACACTTGGATCGGTTTATAATCAGTGTGTCTCAGTACGGTATGACGTACGGGTTTCTGATCCCAGTTATCAATCAGACATGCTTTGATACCTAGGTCTTGGCACATAGTAGAGTCAAACTCCACTGCCCAAGGTTTATGATACCCGTCTATGAGAGCAAAGTCAAACCAATCCGTAAAGTTTTCTAACATATCGTTCTGTACGTACTGAGTCTTACCCTTGATATGATGAAACCGACTACCATACACCTTGTTCATCTTTTCAATCTGTTCATAACGAAGTTTAGGATCAGGTACTTCATAACCTAGGTTTTCTTCAATAGGGCCGATACAAACCAGATCCGCATCAGTATACGTCTCCAGTTGGTAGGTCGTAGAATGACCCCACAAGAAACCGATCTCCAATACCCGTTTGGGTTTGAAGTCTCGTTGTACGGTCTGAAATGCCTCCATGATTTGGTCTGAATGTGGCATGTAACCCCACCCGTCAGTAGGCCAAATTAAGTGGTCTAGATTCATATCATAAAGTCCTCAAGGTTCACTCGTTCTTCCGCAGTCCATCCCAACGCATCTAAGATAGGCGTGAGTGGATCTAGGAATGTCTTGTCAAACATTATACCATAATCTATCTTAGAATGCAAGTTTAGTTCCTTGGGTAGACCCATCGGGAAGGCGACCACGTTTTCTTTTATCTGGTTAGGAACCTTCAGATAGATAAACTTGATCTTCTCACCATCCTGAATGTGTTCGTACTTTTCAGTCAGGTCATTCTTCTGTAACGCTTTGTTGTACAGTAACGCACCTCGCACATGGATAGGTGTACCCTTCTTGTAGGTCGTATCCTTGTCTTGCCACTTAGTCAGATTAGATATACCACGGGGAAACGCAACGTCCTCTGGATCAAACTTAGAGAAACTACGGCGGAAGTCTGCGATACGTTTCTGTGTCGCACCCTCATCACCGGTCACCATGAGACTGAACATCTTCTTCATCTCGTCTCGACACACAGACGGAGTCGATGACTTGATCGCCTCGATACCCATCATCTTTAGTTTAGGTTCTGCGTACTGGACACCCTCGTTGTTGTGTACGTTCAGGATGTATCGTTTCTTCGCCATCCAGATACCACGGTCTGCGATTACCTCACGTCCCATCTCCATGCGATTCTCATACGCACTGGTTTCGGTTGCGAGATCTGCATAGGCATCTGCAATAATCTTTTCGAAATGTTCTGAACAGATCTTGTCGAGGAACTTTACTGGATCCTTGGGGTTGAACTTCTTGACCAGTTTGTCCATACCAATGTAGACCGAGTCAGTATCAATCGCGATCACGTAGTCTTCGTCAGTCTCCAGAAGATTGTTCATCTCATCGTTGACTGCCTTCTCTGCGAGTTTGATTGCACGTTGACCGGACATAGTAATGCCCTCTGCGATACGGTGGTCAAAGTATCTGAACCATTTGTTCGCAAGTGCACCATAGAGTGAGTTCATAAGGATCTTGATACCCATCTGTTGGTTGTCAAGGTTCGCGATCTCGTTCTCCAGTTTCTTGGTAGGAGTGTCCTCGTACTCCTGTTTCTTCTTCAACATCTCCTGTTTGATCACAACACGATTGTTGTAGAACTTTTTAATGACCTTGGGAATGACACCTAGTTTCTCGTGAGTGTATCGTACACCATTCGCAGCGAGTGCACCCTCTTCGAACCTAGGGGACAACAGAGTCTCGGGAGACATATTGTACTGTACAATGATGTTGGGATACAGAGAGTTCAAGTCAAAAGAGACAACCCAGTCGTGACCACCAACCTGTGGATCTTTCACATAACCACCAAGGATCTTACCCGCATCATAATCGATCGGGGGACGAGGCGGAATCACCACGTTGTCCTGTAGGAGTTCGTTGTAGATGATCGTATCCCAGATTGCTGTGGTACCTAGTGCGTCACCATAGTTAGTTTTTGCACCATAGGACATAGTCAATACCAGAGAGATGATACCAATCTTCTCCTCCAGTCGTTCGACCAACTCCACGTCTTTGATGTTGTAGTCAATGAACTTCTGGTAGTCATTCTTGTACAGGGCGTTAAGTGATCCGTGTTCCTCATAGGATAGTTTGCGTTCACCCAGTACCACGTTGGCAATGTTGTCCAGTTTGTAGGACTCTTGTTGACCATAGGTGTTGAGGGTGAACTTCTTGAATAGATCGAGGTAATCCAGTTGAGTGATACCCTCAACCGCATATGCCTGCTGTTCACGTCCACCAAGGGTCATAACCGTCCTAGAACGCACCAGTTTCCACGGAGAGAGGCGTTTGGCGTTATCCCACCCCAGTAGACCAGTAATTCGGTTGACAAGGTATGTCATGTCGAACAACTCACTGTTCCAACCTGTCACGATGTCTGGACAGTTACCTTCCCACCAACCTAGGAAAGAACCGAGAAGGGCACTCTCATCCGTACACTTGAAGTAGGTAGTATCCTCACGTGCATTGTAATCACCGAGACCCCAGACCATACGTTGGTCGGATTGGTTGTTCTTGACACAGATAGCGGTGACAGGGTGTTCTGCATCCTCGGGTTTAGGGAAACCTTTGTCGGACGCAACCTCGATATCGATGTAAGCGATGTTGATCTTGGAGGTATCCCATTTGAGATCCGAAGGATATGTTTCAGAGATGAACTGCGAAACGTAGTTGGTGTTGCCGTGTACCGTGAAGTTCGGTATGTCTTTATATTGAGCAACAAACTCTTTCGCCTCTTTCATCGATCCCATCTGCACTGGTTCGACCTTCTTTCCGTAGAGAGAACGATACTTACCAGAAGCCTTGGGAGACTCGATGTAAAGAGTAGGGTTAAAGGGAATGCGATCGGAGATGCGTTGACCATCCTCGATGCCGCGAAGCAAGATATTGTTCCCGTAACGGGTCACATTGGTATAATATTTCATGTACGCAGTATATCAAATACCGCCCTACTTGTCAAGCGTTATCCAAGAATAATCTGGATGAACTTCCCTATCGTATTTACGCTTGCCTGTATCGGTCACAGTACCACCAAACTCCTCATCAATGATCTGAATGATTGGAGAATCCCATATCTTCAACGGTTTGGTATATGCAGAACTCACGTCAACGTTCAGTCCTGTCTTGTTACAGTATTCAGGGTTCTTGAATCGGTTTGCGGGCCAATAGGTGTTGGGATGGGTATTGTTTTTAGAACGACAGTACTCATCGGTCACAACATGCAACAACTGCATCGGGCCACGTTTGTATCCGTTTTCAAACTCCTTACAGTACATGGCTGCAATCTTAGGTGTAGTAGTCCAGAACTCGTTTGCCATACCCAATTGTAGAGAAGAGTCTTTGGATGACCACTTAGACATGATCATACGGAAAGTGTCTTCACACTCAGGTCTCAGGAATGCGTCATGTTCCAACATCCATATACGTTCACCTTTCGCCATGCGTTTTGCTGCACGGTAATGAGAATGAAACGCGGCGAGTTCCTGTGGTGACCTGCCGGAAAGGTCGTTGTTAACCCCTTCTAGTAATGTGTCAGGAGTGATACATTGTACCACCGTCACCTCAAAGATGTCTGACACACGTTGAAAGGATTCTAATGCCACTTGCATATACTTCACTGCAAGTGGATTACCGAAGTCGACATTCATGATGCCGCGTGCTATACCTTGCATTATGCTTTAGAACCTACCACTCTTCGTACAATATCATTATGGTTGAACTCTGCCCAATACAACTCGAATGCAACCCCATCTTTAGTACCTTCAAACTGGTGAATCTGACCCGGCTTTACCTGAGTATATTCACCTGCTCTTAAAACAGTTTCATCGACTAGACCGTCTTGATCACCGTCTTGCCATACCCGTACTATCATCTCACCGGACTCACAAAAGAATCCATTCCACTTAAACTCGTGGAGGTGTTCCGAACACTTGAAACCTTTTTTAAACTCTATTCTGTGGAACTCCAGTACACCATTTGCGGCGACTAATTCTGTCTGTCCCCATAATTTCCCTGCTTTCATAACGACTCCCTCAACTCAGTATAACCACCAACATAACTCCACTCATCTCCCTCTACGGTAAAGATCTGTGGAACTGTACGAAACGCTTGACCTGCGACCTCCATGAGACGATCTTGTTCCGCAGGGGCAACCTGCGTCAGACAGACGTACTCATACTCAAGTTGTTTATCGGTACAGAGTTGTTTTGCCTGTCGACAGTACCCACAGGTGGGGGTTCCAACTATAACATATCTCATAAAATCACCTTTTCATTTCACTTGTTATATCTAGACAATAAAAAAGAGAGGGTTTTGACGCCCTCTCTTCCGTTCTTTCTAGCTACTGGTCTCGTCACTTTTCTCATCATCAATATTGTCTGTTTGTTCAACCCATCCCTCAGTCAATGAAAACTTCACATTGAATGGTGGTATCGCGGGTTGTGCAACACTAAGCATCATCTTGAGTTCTTTATTGAACTCCTTTTGAAGCTCTAATTGAGAGGTATGTAGTAAGTCCATAGACAAACGTCTAGCTGTTACTGTTACTTCTTCTATGTCGCTTGCAGTCGCAAATGAAGAGAGGAAAGTGAGTCCAACCAAGATTAGACTTTTCCTCATGATACTCCTCCGAGTTATCCTATTTGGATGTTACGGGGACGCTTCTCTTCGGGAAGTTCTACTTTCAGTTTAATGACTAGTAGTCCATCCGTGAAGTCAGCTCCATCTACAACAACGTGTTCTGACAATCTAAAGGTTCTTTGGAACTTTTTCGTTGATATTCCTTTGTGGATATACTCGCGATTCATCTCGCTTTCATCAACGGTCTCACGACCTTGGGCTACAACGTAAAGAATCCCTTCGCGTACTTCTACGGTCAGATCTTCTTTCTTATATCCCGCCAAAGCGAGTTCGACACTAAACTCATCTTCAGAATGACGCACGACATTGTGCGGAGGATAGAGTTTCCCATGTGAGCCATTGGCTACATCAGAAAGTTTTTCTATCTCCGACCATACGTGATCAAATCCAATAAAGTGCGAACGTGGGAAAGTAAATGCTTTAGTTACCATAACGGTTTCCTCTTTAATAAGTTAAACAAGGGTGTTGTTAGTGTGACCGGAACCATTCCGCATCACGGTGTTATTTATACAAACTTTGTCTCTAGTTTGAGACGATTGGTAAAATTACTGGTAAATAACTACCATCTTCTACCCAGTGCAACTCAACGGTCTTCTCCGCAACCTGCACTGTATACTTCCAAGATCTTTCTCCATACTCAATCATAACTATAACTCAACATAGGTGGATGGGTCGGGGTGTTGTTCTACACCAAATGAGAACGTGACCCGAGAGTTCTCAGTGATGATCTGGTGATGAGTCCCTCGTGGTATCCAGACACAATCGCCTGGCAGAAACGCACGAGGTTCATCTTCATGATCCGTATTCTCTACACGGATCTTTATTTCCCCTAACACTTGAACAAGAAATACATCCATCTTGTCTTTGTGCCAAGGATAACTGTCACAGTCTCTACCGAACCCGAAGAAACAGATGTTCGTAATCGGGTTCTCGTGAAACCTCTTCTCCATCATCTTTACGACTTCTTTTGAAAACGTTGGAGACGATGGTCTCTTGTGAGCGTTCTTTAAAAAGAACCGCATCTTATCTTTGTGATGATCGATGATCTCTTCAGGATGGGTGTCAAGAAACCTCAACGCACCATCCCAGTTCCAGAGATCAGTCTCTTCAAACTTCCCAAATGTCGGTTTACGATATTTTATCTGTTCCGCAGTGGGAAGAGTTTGACTCATCTGGTACCAATGTTATATTTCGGACACAAACTCCACTCGTCTTTCTCCTTGAAACCAATGATCTTGATCTGTCGGAGTGGTGCACAGTCTGCGGCTAGGTTAGGGTCAACGATCTGAACTAATCCCCAGTCTGCCAGTAACGTTGTGATACTATTACGTCTCTGTAGATCTGACAACTCTAGATTAGATTTCTTACCGTCAAGTAAAAATAGTTCTTTGAAGTGTACTATGAAGTACCGACCCTGTTTGTGTAGAATATGACAAGACTGGTACAACTTCTTCTCGCGGCGACTTGCAACGCCAATACGGGTTAAAGTTTCTCGTACCTTCAAAAAATCATCTGGTTCATTTAGGACGATCTCTAACATGTCGTCCGGTGTCCATGGCTTAGTTTCTTCCACCTTTATATGTCCTCGCTTTTATCTCTTTTATTTGAGGAGGGGATAAAAGTGACATAACGGACTTTGCTTTAGCATTGCTATATCCATAATATTCCTTTACCGCATCCAACGCTTCAATTTCAGACGGTTTATTCCACTTGGAGAACCGTTTTCTTTTTCTAATTATATTTAGTAAAAAGTCGAATTGAAGCTTATTGTCGAGATCATAATACTGATTCATGACATTTGCTGCCTGAACAGTATCCGCGAAGTATGACAAAGTGCCATTGGTAATGTAAGGTAGGTATACTTTCTCGTCCTCACGAGTCTGCATTAGATCCTTCTTAGAAGAATTGATTGCAGTAATATAGTCGAAAGGTTTGTTAGTACTCATAACCACCCTTTATACGTAATTCAGTGTTTAGGTTTATGATGTAGTTTAACAGATCTGTGTTAGCATTGCAAGCCTCACCCATCACATTCATCGCACTCATATCCTTGGGGAAACAGTGACCACCATACCCATACATACCATCAGGGCCAGGCACTTGTGTATGACTGTCACCAACTCTAGGATCTACCTGCAAGGCATCAACCATGATATCAAAGTCCTTGAACCCCGCCTTTCTGTAGATATGTTCCATCTGATTAAAGAACGTTACTTTGGTTGCAAGGAAACAATTGAGGGTGTACTTTGCAAATGCAGCCTGTTCTAGCGTTACGAACTTTACTGTCTTCAGATTGGGTAGAACAGGTTTGAATAGTTCATGCCAGAATCGCATATGACCACCACCATAGATGGCGAACTCACCTTCCAAGAACTCTTGAGTAGGATCTGCACCAGTAGTACCCTTTAGGAACTCCGGACAAAAGGTCACATCTTCATTACAGTTATCACGCAACCACACAGGATCTGTAGTAGATTTGATTAGGATCTTAGTACCTTCGTACTTGTCCATAACATCTCTGACATTATCTACCGTACATGCACCAGTATCAGGATCCATAGGTGTCGCCACACAGATGATAACACCATCAGGTTCCGTTAATCCACTGTACTCACCGTGGTTATACATGTGACCCATCGCGGGATCATCAATAAACAAATCTACGTTAGGATGATTCCTCAATGCAGAGGCAGTCGCCTGTCCTACTGGGCCATATCCCACAACTATTATTTTCATTTTAACTCCACATTCGCCATGACTTCAGTGAGACAGGCGACCATATTCAATTCATGATCAGCAACAAACGCATCCTTGTATTGGTAATCAGCAAGAATCAATACTAACTGAGGAATGGATTGTTGATCGATGTTTTCGAACATCTGATCATATATAGTGCGGAAGATAACAGACGAATCAATATCGATGTTGTTAGTGACCCACTGACGCATCACCTTGAAGTTCTTCTCCTTCAGAGACTTGTACAGTACATCGTAGGATGCATCTGTCTTGTTAAGGTTACCGATACGGAGAGTACCACCGATAGATGCACGTTGTAGTTCATTGAGAATACGTCTCCAGTCTGGTGCATGTTTCAGAATGAGTTCTGCGACTTCTTGTTGGTTCTCTATCTCGACCTTCTCCTTGACTAGAATATCAGTCACACGAGACATGAAGTCAGAACATAGACCCGCCATCTGTTTTCTAGATGTATTGAACTCATACACACCACAACGAGAGTGGAGTGGTTCAATGATGCGGTTCTTGAAGTTACAGGTCATGATGAATCGACAGTTGTCAGAGAACTCTTCAATGAATCCACGTAATGCAGGTTGGGTAGAACGTGGGTTAAGGTAGTCTGCCTCATCTAGAATGACAACCTTGTAACCACCCATGAGAGATACAGATGACGCAAAACGTCTGATCTTATCACGCAGGGTATCGATGTTACCGTCTTCCGAACCATTGATTAGAATATAGTCAAGGTCAAGTACATTACATAACGCACGTGCGACTGTAGTCTTACCCAGACCCGCAGTACCCGTGAACAACATGTTTGGTAGTTCACCAGTCTCAACAATCTCAGTGAAGGTTTTTTTCAGGTTGGGTGGTAGGATTACATCGTTAATGTTTTGTGGGCGGTACTTTTCGCACCATAGAAAGGTATCAGTCATAAAAGGTTTCCATAATATAGATTAGAGTATACA